AGCCCGCCGCTAATCCGCCGGCATAACCTTTCCGCGCACTAGTCGGTCGGCGGCATCGTGCCGACCGAGTTTTCCAATACTGCAAAATGAGGGCCGCGAATGCACAAGCCAGTCCGTATCGCTGCGCCCAGCGAACCCCCCGTCTCTCGCGAGCAGGCCAAGCTTCATTGTCGCATCGACAGCGACGACGAGGATGATCTGGTGGATGGCCTGATCGCCGCCGCCGTCGACCACGTCGACGGCTTTTCCGGAATTCTGGGGCAATGCCTCATGGCGCAGGAGTGGCGACAGGACTTCGATGCCTGGTCGCGATCTTTGCGGCTACCGTTTGGACCGGTAATCGGTCTGCCCAGCGTCACCGTGCGCAACACCTCGGGCCAAATAGCGACCGTCCCGACAACCGACTACGCCCTGCTTGAGGATGCGCTCGGCCCTTACCTGCGGTTCAAGGATAGCGTTGCCTCCCCCATGGACCTCTATCAGTCCAGAGCGATCTCGGTGTCTTTCACCGCCGGTCACTCGGACCGGGAATCCGTGCCAAAGGCGATCATCCAGGCTTTGCTTCTGATTATTGGTCACTGGTATGCGAACCGGGAGGAGGTCGTGACGGGGACAATCGCGACCCAGATACCAATGGCCGCCCAGTCTCTCCTGCGGAACAAGCGCCGGGTTGGCCTTTGATGGATGCCGCCGGCAAACTCGACCGAAGGGTCACCCTGCAGCGGTACAGCGTGAGCTTTGACGCCCTCAATCAACCAGTCGAGACCTGGGCGGAACTGGCAACGGTCTGGGCGTCCAAGGAAGACGTGAGCGACGGTGAGCGGGTGCGCGCCGAGCAGGTCGGCTCGACACTAACGACCCGCTTTCGAATTCGTCACGCGGCGGAGGTTTCTGGCCTCAACACCAAGGATCGCGTCGTGTTTCGCGGGCTCGTTTTCGACATCGTCGGTGTCAAGGAGATCGGCCGTAACGACGGGCTTGAGATCACAGCGGCGGCTCGTTCGGACCTGGGAGTTACGCCGTGAAGACGACGGTGACAGTGATCGGGCTTAAAGAACTTGACGACGCCCTGACTCAATTCACGCCGAATAAGCGTCGCGCAATCGGGCGGGTTGCGCTTGATAATGCAGGCGAGATTACGGCAAAGGCTGCGAGGGCGTTGGCGCCGCGCGATACAGGTGGCCTGGCTGAAAGCATCGACGTGTCAGGCGTGCTCTCGCCGGCACAGAAGGCCGAACACACCAAACGGTCGGAGCAGGAAAGGTTTGTCGGCCCAGGGCCGGATCCTGCCGCGCACCTTCGCGAATTCGGCAGCGACGGCAATCCACCCCATCCTTTCATGCGTCCAGCTTGGGACGAGACGAAAGAGCAGGTGCTCGATCGCATCGGCGACGAGCTGTGGATCGGCATCGAGAAGGCGGTCACATCCGCGGCAAGGCGTGGCGGGTGAGGGAAATGATCATGCAGTCGGTTCTCGCAAACCTTCTACTTGCCGACGCACCGCTAGCAAACCTTATCGGTAATCGCGCCCAATGGGATACCTTGCCTCAAGGAGGAGCGCAGACCGAGAGCGTTATCATGTTCGTGATCAGTGGTGTCACAAACTACACCATGCAGGGGCAATCGGGTTTCGTCTCGACGCGAGTGCAGTTCGACTGCCGAGGCGGAACGGCGGCGAAAGCCCGGGCTGTCGCCGAGGCTCTGAACGAGCGGCTATCCGGGTTTCGTGGCGTGTTCGCCGGTACTCACTTTCAAGGTTGCTTCGCGCAGGCCCAGCGGACACGGCACGACAAGGTTGACGGCTTCGAGTGGTTTACTGACAGCCGCGACTACACCATCCATTGGGCTCCGGCCTGATCTAGCCCTCTCGCGCCGTGGGCTGGCGCAATCTCATCATCGTTGGAGAACCCAGATGACCGATGCTCGCATTGGCTATGGAACGAAGTATGCCATCCGCCGCAGCGGAGGCTCCTTCGTTCCGATCGCGGAAGTGATCAATGTGACCCCCGGCGAGGCGACCGCCGATCGTATCGATGCCACGCATATGCTTAGCCCCGGTCGGCGCCGCGAGTATATCTCGGGGCTTATTGATAACGGGGAGGCCAGCTTCGAGATCAACTGGATTCCCGGCAATGACACAGACGAGATGCTGCGCGACCTGATGTCTACGGGCGAAGTCGCCGACCACATGATCACGTTCCCCAACGGCGTGAACGTCGAGTTCGAGGCGGCGGTCACCGGCTTCAGCAAGGCGATCCCCATCGACGATCGCATGACTGCAACCATCACAGTGGCCGTTTCCGGCGAGGAAACCTGGGGCAACGAAGACGCGCCCACCAATACCGTGCTGCCGGCCATCTCGGGTATCGCGCAGGTCGGACAGGTTCTCACGGCGTGGCCGGGGGTCTGGGCCAACTCGCCCGCCTTCTCCTACGCATGGAAGAACGAGGGCGTTGCGATCCCGGGCGCCACTGGCAGCACGTACACGCCGGTGGTGGGGGACGTAGGCGACAATATCACCGTCACCGTCACGGGCGCGAACAGTGCCGGTTCGGCTTCTGCGACCAGCGTTGAAACCGCTGCCGTCATCGCCGCATAAGGAATCCCTCATGGCAAATCCCCATCGAGGCGAAGTCGCCCTTCACGCTGGTGACCAGACGTATACGCTGCGGCTCTCGGTCAACGCCGTGATCGAGATCGAGAACCACTTCGATCTCGGCATCAACCAGGTGAGCGAAAAGCTCTCCAATCCTGCGAGCATGCGTCTCGGCAATCTGCGCGCGATCGTCTTCTATGCCCTCAAGGAACATCACCCCAACATGACCGAAAGCGGTGCCGGCGAGGTGATCGGGCGGGCAGGATTCGACGCCGTAGGGGAGGCGATCCAGGAGGCCATGCGCCTGGCCTTCCCGGAGGCGACCGATGACGGCCGCCCTCCGAAGCCGGAGCGGGGTGGGACTGGGAAGGCCTCCTGACTTCGTACGTTTCCTGCGGCCTCGACCCCGCCCTGTTCTGGGCGCTGACGCCGCGGGAGCTTGCCCTGCACATTGCGGGCGCGCGGGAGCGCTTCATCCGTGACCACAATGAGAGCATGACCCTGGCCTGGCACATCGCTCGGTTGAACGCCTACGCGCCGCAAAAGGCCCGAGACTTCACCAAGCTCGATTCATTGCTCTTTTCCGAGGAGCCGGCCCGTAAGTCGGCGCAACCGATCGAAGAGCAGATTGCTGTGCTCAAGGGCATTTTCGCAGGACGCAGGAGATAGAACATGGCGGCAGTTATCGGCGCCCTGCGGGTAAATCTCGGCTTGAATACCGCCGAATTTGAAACCGGCATGAAGAAGGTCAAGGGCGGGCTTGACGGCCTCGCCGGGGCCTTTGCCGCGCTTGGAGGCGTCGCGCTCTTCGCGGGCCTTACAGCAAGCATCGGGCAGGCTGCAGGTCGCATAGAGGAGACGCGCAAGCTCACTGCGCAGCTCGATCAAGCCCTGGCCAATACCGGGAATACCGCCAAGACCAGCGGGGCAGAGATTGCCGATTTCGCCGATCAGTTAGAGCGCTCAACTGGAAGGGCGGCAGAGGAAGTGCTCGCAGTGGGCACGAACCTCGCCACGTTCGGTTTCAGCCGAGACGTCTTCTTCGACGCGATCGAGCTCGCCAACGACATGTCGGCGGCGTGGGGCGGCGATCTCAAGCAGAACGTCGAGGGGCTGGCGCGAGCGCTCGCGGATCCCGAGAAGGGGCTGGCGATGCTGACGAAGCGCGGCATCACCTTCACCGACGAGCAGAAGAAGATGATCGCCGGTTTCATGAAAGCCAACGATCTGATCAGCGCGCAGGGCGTGGTTCTCGACACTCTCAACGGTCAGGTCAAGGGCGTCGCTGCGGCGGGCTTCACAGGATTGACGGCCGCGCAGGCGAGAGCCACCAAAGCGACGGAAGACTTCTTCGAAACCGTTGCAGGTGCCCTGGGTGTCAACGCTGGCCTCGAGATGTCCCTTACGGCCGTCGCCGCGGCCCTCGACTTCGTCTCCCAGAATTTCGGCGTGATCGCCAAGGCTGCGGGTGTGGCCGGCGCCGCCATCGCCACGGCACTTGGTCCTGCCATCTGGTCATCGATCAGCGCCGCCGCGACGGCCATGGCCACTGCGGTGGTTGGCGCCATCCGCGCTATCGGCATCGCCATTGCCGCCAATCCCATCGGGTTGATCGCAACGGCGCTGGCAGCAGCCGTGACGGCGGCTTTCCTCTTCCGCGACGAGATCAAGCAGGCGATTGGCATCGACTTCGTGGGCATCATCGCCTCTGCAGTCAATGCGGTAATCGGCGCGTTCGTCGGCGCGTTCAATGCCATCACAGCGACCTGGTCGCAACTGCCCTCGGCAATGGGCGACCTTGTCGTCCAAGGCGCCCAGTCCGCAATCAATGCAGTAGTGGGGATGGTCAAGGAGGCGATCTCCATCCTCAACGGTTTCCTGACCGATGTGAACGGGCTGGCCAATAGAGCGGGCCTCGGCAACGTCGTTGGCCTGCTCGACATCAACGCCGTCGACTACGTCAAACTCGACAATCCCTACGCTGGAGCGGCGGAGGGCGGTGCCTCGACCGTATCCAAGGCCTTCTCGTCGGCCCAGGTCGACTATGTTGGC